TTAGAGCCGGCAATGCATAGAATTCCTCTACTCTAAGGAATAGAAAGTTCGAATCAGCAGTCTTCTTAACCCAATCACCTTTTGACAGGTTGATAAAGGCACCAGAAGCGCCATTTAGGTAGTTGACACCATTCTGCCAGTCGACAGAGGCAGCAACACCATTGAAATCTACTTCTCTACTGAGGTTGATCCATGCAACCTTATCAGAGTTCGCAAGAGTGATCGTGTTTGCACGAACAATCAGATCTCTCGAGTCTATTAATGAATAGTAATGAATGTCCTCAGTCCAAGTAGCTTGACCAGGCGTAACACCTGAGTGTTGCCACTCGCCCTTAGATTTAATCGTACTACCAAGAGCATCAAGGAACACGTTGCTTACGTTGGGACCAGCTCCAGGAACACCTGCACCCTGATACCAGTAAGCAGTACCACCAAGTTCCTTGATTCTCGTCATTACAACATCCATCCACTCTTTTAGAGTGCGGATGTTCTTGTCGCCACCTTGGAACGGATTCGGATTTAACGCCGAGGTCATTGTGGTTGGCGATTCTAGACGTGCATAAGGAGCACTTGGGTCTTCGCGGAAATCATATGTACTAAATGGATCTGGGGAAACTCCACCAGTTCCAAGTCTAAAGAAATGATCTCTACAATCCTGGATAGATGAGATAACAGAAGTACCAACCACGACCTTGCAGATCGGGATAGTGTTTTCAGGAAATGTAGATATGGAGACGTTTACTTCGATCTTGAGGACTGTCTCAGTGTTTACGTTCTGGCTGAATTCGCCACCATCGCCACCATTTTGATCGGGATCCCAGAAAGCTCGACTATCTTTAGCTGTATCAAATGAACCAAACGTCAAATATACAAAGTTAGTAGCATTTTTTCTAAGTTCAGGGATAAGTGGTTGTGCATTTATATTACCTTCTTTAAGACCGTAATAGAAGGCACCGGCTTGAGAACCCGGATAATACACAACAGATTCTGCAATCCTGAGCGATATATTCTCAGTACCGATGGCATCTTGCGGGTTGATTACGTCTAAACCATAGAGAATATAGGGCTTCTTGGCACCAATAAAGCTTTGGATGAGGTACTTGAAGTCAGCGGCTACATAACTGTCTATACTTAAAATATCTGCAAGGTCGGCGCGTTCTCCGCTACCTAGTAAAAGTCTACCTAGTACACTCATTAGACTTTACCTCCTTTTGACAAATTATCTTTTGCCCATAAAGGCTGTAAATTGCTATAATTACAAGCTTTAAGCAATTGCTCTCTATCTTCTAAATTAAAGGTAGATAAAGGAGTTATGTGGTCTATATGCCACTCAATTCTTTTATTCCAAGACATTCCGGACTGAAATTTAGATTCTAAATAAATACGCAACTCTTCTATAGAGCATCCTAGATCTCTAACAGCAGAACCGGTTTTATAACTATTTTTAATTGCCTGATAGAGCCTAGACCTCAATGAATCTGCTAGTCTTTCATTGACGTTATTTTGTTTTCTAAGTTGACGCTGGCTGTAAATCGCGGACTTATTATTTTCAAAATATTCTTTATTCAATTGCTTAACAGAATCTGTTTGATTGCGTAGTGATTTACAGGGCTTACATAGATTTCTGTAATAGAGAAAACGATCAGGTCTCTTAACCATCTCCTCAATCGTCTTATTACCATTACAATCTTTGCAAATTGGCATCTATTCTCCATTATCCTAGTTCACTAAATATTATACAGTAACTACTGCTGACCTATCGGATACAATATTTCGCTGTTGCTGTGATAGATGTCCAGAGTACTGTAAATCTGGATAGGAAAGCGGATCAGAAATTCAATAAATATACCCACCGACTTAACTTGTCGTATAAGGTCTTGAAGAATTTCCCTAGCCACCCCTGGGTCTGTAATATATGCACTATATTCTTTACCGATACCGCTCATAACTATCGCGCCACGCCTCCTAATGATCGTAACACTTGAACCTACCTCATGATCTTGCTTGAACACATAAGCTGGATCTAGCTGTATAGAATTGGCTGTCGGTTTATAAAAGATCCTAACAGGTCCTTCTTGAAATTCTGTGCCAAAATCAAATATAGCAAATGACTCTACATTTTCAATATTGTTCGGAGAAGCTATCTGCATGGTTCTAACGTTATTACCCGCTTTAATCTCAGTTTGAATAGTAGAAGTTAGCGATGAGAGAACAAATGCTGCATTTAGGTCCCATAAATATGGGCCAAGAATCTCAGTATTTAGCTGAGAGCTGGTTAGATAGGCTATACTACCGTCGTTAGACATACCAATGCGCTCTGTTCTGCAGACGCCCCCTGTATTCACACCAGCTATTCCAGCAGAGGAGTACGTGAACGATGTGGGGATAGGGATCGACGTGACAATAAAGGTCCCATTGATAGATGTGTCAGCAACGGTGTTTTGTATGCGAACGCCTTCGCCAACCAGGAATCCGTGTGGCGTAGTCGTTACAACCGTTACAGTGGTACCAGTTCGAGTCGCCGTTGAGATATTGGCTTCAAACAATGCAGAGACTTCTGGAAGATTTGGCGTTACACCATTTAGTATATTGCCGGTCTTAGAAGTGTAACTGTATCTTTGCTGCTTGTTGAATCTAGTATTGAAATCTTTAGAAAGAACGATGTCTTCAGACGTAGTGAGAACATGCGTTTGAATCTCCTTGAGTTCCTGAATCACGAACTGTCCACCGTTCAGCGGCCAATCTGCGGCATTAGCAATCTCTAAGGATGTAGCACTTAATCTATTTTCAATACGCTCAGAAAAGCTATTCAAATGAGCAGAACCAATCAGACTTCTTTTTACAACTGGGGGCGACGCAGGCATCTCTATAATGATCTCTCCTGGAGAGACTTCCCATACTATAGAGCGTGAATCGTTGTTGTATATTACTAACTTTAATGGAGTAATATATCTTATAGCAGTATTTGAAGTATGTGTGTGTGATATTGGTCTACTAACGCCACCAGTGTTTACACCAGGGGCACCGGTAGATGCATATGTGAAAGAGTTTGGAGTCGGCGTAGATGCTACTGTAAAAATTCCATTCATTGTCATATCAAGAGTTGTATTAGCAATAGTAACAGTGTTTCCAATACTTAGCGTATGTGGGATTGACGTTAAAACAGTAACTATGTTTGCTGCTCTCGTCGCACTAACTATACTTGCTTCAAATCCGGCTGTACCAAACAAGTTAACAAAGGTGAAAGACGCGGTCGACAGGTCAATAGTCTGTATCACAAACGATCCACTGTTTCCAGGAATGTCGATGATTGCTATATCGCCAGCTTGTACTTGGTTAAGGTTCGGCGTCGGCCCACCGGTATGTTGGAAAGTCATGGTATCACCTGCTTTAGTAATAGTCCATGCTGTTCCTATGCTAGAACCAGCGCCTTCGTTGTAGCCTCTAAATTGCAAACCTATATTGGCTCTACCTCCAATCACCTGAATAGATCCTTTGGACCCAATGGTATTGGAGAATATTCTAATAAACTTCTTCTTTTGAATTCTGTCATCAAAAACAATAGCGAAGCTGTTCTGAGCCTGCCTGTTAATAGCACTCACAATCTCTTCTGCTATTGCTGCAGAGATATTTGTAAAGTTATCTGTTTTAAATACTATTCTCTCTTCATTGATTTGGTCAACTTTATACGATAGTTCCCATCCATCTTTTAGAACAAAGGGGTCTGATGCCAATGACTGTGTGAATGACGTTGTGGTCTCCTTGAAGAAGAAGACGTCCAGCAACATGTCCATTACTAGTTTAACTTGTTTTGGCTGATAGGCCAAGATGGGAATATAACGACGAAAATCAGTGTCTTGCATACCTACGAAACGAGGACGAGACACCTTAAAGTTTGCACCGAGCCTATCGATATAAGGTCTTGACGCTGTCTTAACGAAAAATTGCTGACGCACTTCTTCTGTTAGATTTGCAAGTCGCTGATCAGATTCACCTAGTGCTTCTACCAGAGCTTTCCAATTCGGATTCTGTCTAGTGCGGTAGTAGCGAGGTAGTTCATCATGAATCCGATCTACATGGTTTTTATTCTGCGTCATTTACTACCTCAAAGCGATATCCATTGGTTTGCTTGCGGTTGCCCTTTAAAATTTGACCAATGTTTCCATCACTTAGATTTAGATCTTTGGCAGCTTCTTGTATAGAGTTATAAACTACACCAGTATTGATACATCGTATAGTTTTTCTATGTGGTTGAGCTAGTTTTATATTATCTTTTTGCTCAACAGATCTATGTTGGCCTCTTATCTTTAACATTCTTTTCTTTACCAGCTCTTCTGATTGTTTTTTGCCAGTATTAATAGCTCTAACATATTCTATAAATTCTTCTGTATGCTTATGTTCAGAATTGGGGGAATTTCCGCCATGATGAATATTGTAACCATTCGGAATTAAAGCACTCAGATTTTGAATCTCTGTTTTCTCTAGTAGATTTAGTGTATCTTGACAATCTGTTTGATGTAAAGTTTCAACCTCGAAATTTTCTATACCGTGTTTTCGTATTGTTCTACCGATTAGTGAATCTGTAATACTATGTTGATATAAGCGTAATGAAAGTCTTTGTCTAGTTTGA